AATCTAGAGGCACAAGGCGAAGCCTACTGCACGACAGATTACTGTGAAATCAAAATTCCAGATAAGAACTAAATAAAAAGATACCCTGTCATTAACTTGGCAGGGTATTTTCTTATGTGGTAGAATAGTAGATATGTCTATTCCAACCAATCTTTATTCAGATAAAATCCTAAGCGAACATCCTCTGGCAATGTGGTCGTTGGATGATAGTTCAGATTATGTTTCATTAATCTCAGAGCCTTTTAGAAACTTAAATGCTTGGACAATTTCTGCAGGTAGCACAAAAAGTGCACAATCATTATCTGCTACAGCACCATTTCCGTCAAGTTTCATAACAAAAATAATTGGCTCTAGTACTCCTGGAACTACAACCCTAACATCTAATCTAACATTTTCATCAGATGCAGATGGATTTACTGTTGGATTCTACATTCAGTCAACAACTGATGTTACAGTAAGGGTCAAGTTTACTGGAGGTCTTAACCAGCAGGTCGTTGTTTCGGGTACCAAGTATCCAACTTTGACATGGATTCCAGTATCTTTCACAGTTCCAACTCAGGCATCTAATAAAACATTAGAGATTAGTTTTGTATATACTACCCCAAGTCCAGAATTTTTTATAAATGGTTTAACTATCGGTAAAAACTCAGAGCCATTTAATGGGGAGTCCTTTGGTCAATCCTTGATTACTTTACCGTCAACAATATCTACGACACAGACAAATGGCATAGAAGCAAAGTCTTACGGAAATCAGGCAAGCACCGCATACTACATTGGTAGTGGCAATAACTTATATGCTAAAAATGCTGGAATGTCTATGTCTTATGGTTCTGCAAATTCTGCAATCATTTATCCACATGCCACCGAAGGTCAGCCATCTTTTATATTCCCTGGTTTTGGATTTTTAAATGAAAGTGGAAAATATAAAGAACTAACTTTAGAAATGCTTGTAAGGATTAATGCAAATAACGCTTCACCAAAAAGAATTATTGGACCCTTAGCCTCTGACGATGGAGTTTATGTTACAAAAGAATTTATAAGTTTAAAGGTTGGAGAGAGTATAGGTTCGTTCTACCTTTCAGAATTGTATAGACCAATGCTTTTGCAAGTCAAAGTCGCTGAAAATTATGCGGTATTGAGTATAGACGGAGATGACCTAATATCTTTGCCAATACAAACGTCAGCACTTGCTTTACCAGCATTGTTAAATGGTTCATCAAAAAACCAAGACTGGATTGGGCTTTTTGCATATCCTGACGTTGCCTTTATGGAAGTAGACTCAATTGCTATATATCCATATAAAACTACAGCAGTTCTATCTAAAATGAGACTTGCCTATGCTCAAGCAGTAGATGTCCCACTAGATACAAATATTAAATTTGGCGGAAGTTCCGTTCTTCTTGATTACGGTTTTTCAAACTATACCAATAATTATAACTATCCTAGTTTTCAAGCAAAGTGGGAACAGGCTTCTATTGTAGATAATTTTGATATAAGTAATACACAAACACTTTCTACAAAAAATTATGTTGCTCCACAAGCCCAAACTTCTCTATACACTTCTAGTCTTTTTTTAAAAGACCTATACGCAACAAACATTGCTTCTGGAGACTCAGATGTGTTTATTAATTTAAAACCATCTTCAGTAGTTTCTGGTTCTGGCAGGTCTTGGTCTACAAACCAGGGCTATGTGTACGCTTCTTCTTTTAACAAAAACGAACATCTTGCTACTTGTGTTTATGGAATTTTCAAATCTTTGGAAAGCAGCGGAACAGAACAAATCCTTATTCAAATAACTAATGAATCTAACGAGGACTATCTGAGAATATCCCTTACAAACACAACAGTATCCTATAAGTTAAGATACGAAGGAACTGTATCAACAATAACAACCAAGTCAATAACTCAGAATACAAGATTTGCAGTAGGAGTAGATATTAAAACTCTTTCTGACGCAAATCCAAACGTAGCATCCTTTCTAAGTAACGTAAATAGTTTAAACATTTATGTTGGAGGAAATAGCACAACAGCCAATACTTTTAGCGGAAACATCTATAAGATAGGTCTTTGCTCTACCAGAAATTTTTCAGATATCTCAAACCTGTTTGTTTCTGGGGTTATAAATAGTGGCTCCTCACACTCGGACCTTATGCCAAAAACTGCAACATATACAATTCTTGGGGTACAAGAGTACGGAAAAATTGTTTTAGACATTGCTACAAACTCATATTGGCAAGACTATATTCCACTGAGCAAACTGACAAGAACCATAGATATTGCTGAAACGGTTCCAGAGGGACAGCGTCAGCCCCAAGAACTAGTAGAAGAACTAGACTTTCTTCAATTGAACATAGACTATCCAGAAACAAGAAACTTTGACGCTGGAAATTTTGACACAAGCGGTTTAGGGCTGAGGTCTTATATTACTTTTCAAAGACTTAACTCTGGTGCAGTAAAGTCATCTTCAGAGTTTGCAACCGTAGTTTCTGCAAGCCAAGATAGGCTAATTGACGCAAACACACCAAACGAAAACGCTAAGTACGAGTTTGTAAATGGAATGGTTGTGTACCCACCAAGACCAGAAATTACAGACTTAGACTGGGATAAGTGGGCAATTGTTTTTCACCTAGAACTAGAAAACAGTTCTAGCAATCTAACTCCATATCAGATTAGGCATTTACAAATTGGAGCAAAGACCCTAGAATTAAGAGATGTAAACTCTATAGGAACTAGACATGGAACAAATCTTTATCCATATACATATCTAAACAATGCTTACAACTACAAAAACAAAAATCCACATATAGTCTTTAAGCAAGCGACCCCATACCTATACCTGACTAAGCACTCTGGCATAAGAGTATGTGGAGAACTAGACTCAGATGTAGATAGAGGGGCATACTTTGAAATTGGAAATAACACATTAGACATTAGCATAAATGCCATACAAATGTCCATATTAGCAGACCTAGATGAGTTTCCATTGCCAGAAACACCAATAAAGATATTTGAACTAGAGTCTAAAAGTGAAAAGATTCCGTTTTACCTAAAAAGACACAATTCAGAAAACACCAAGGGAATCATCTATACAGAGTTAACAAACAACCTTCCTATATATTATCTTAATGGAAAGATTGTTGCAAATCCAGTAATAGAGTTGGGAGAGTGGAATGTGCTAGGAATATCTTTCTTAGATTCAGTAGACTTATCTGGGTCCGTAGGAAAGATAAAGATAACATCAAACATTCTGCTAAACAATATCTCTGTTTACGGTCTTGACCTAGAGAATAACGCACAGGACATAACAAATCTTACTTGGGACGTAGTTGATAATGAGAAATGGAATGAACTTGGTACTTGGAAATATAGTAGCGTTGCTGATTATTATAAGGTTTATGACAACGGTATGAAAGAAATATATCAGACCTATACTGGAACAAACAAGATATCTATAGATACTTCCTCAAATTCTAGAAGTTTTCAGTTTAAAAATTATCAATATATTGGATACATGGATATAGAGAAGAACATAATTAACATAGATATCCGATAATATGGTATACTAGTGGTTATGAATATAGACACTACAAAAGATATTGGTCAAGTCATGCCCAACCAAATTGGTAAAACAAAGGTTTCTATCGTAGAAGAGCCTTTCTCAGACTATGGAATCTACGTTTGGCAGTTACGTTCTGGTAAAATGTTTACCGATAACGAAGGAAACGCCCTAAGCATCGACTCTATGAAGGGCGATGAATCAAGAATTGCTTTGCTTCGTAATGAGGCAGCCTGGCTAGGACAGCCAGATGGTCAGGCAGTATTCTTTGCCAATGTTCGCAAGGTATCGGATGAGGAGTACTCAGAACAACTAGACCGTATGACACAGGGATACATTCCTTCAGAAACAGACCTAGGTGCTTTGATAGATGCAAAGAAAACATTTGACCAATTCGGAAGTGATGACTAGTGAATTACTATGAATACGCTAACACTCCTGCAAGACTAGATGAAGTTCAAGAAACAATCAATCAGTTTGCTTCTATGGACCCATTTGTCAAATCTTGGGATGACTTAAAAAGTTTGGATGGTATGCAGACCAACTTTAAACGTAGAAGTTCTAGAATGTCTAAGGCTCTGGGTGACGATGCTTATCTAGAGTCCGCTAATGCAATTCAGATGGGTACCGATGGTGCTCGTTCAAATGCCATTAATCCTGGGGTAGTGTTTCGTAATGCATATGCATTGTTTGATGTAATTACCCCACCATACAACCTATACGAACTTGCAAACTACTACGACACATCATTTGCCAACCACGCTGCTATCGATGCCAAGGTTGAAAACACTGTTGGTCTTGGTTATGATTTTGTTGTTTCTGATAAGACAAACGTTAAACTAGAAGCAGCCTCAGAAGACCAGATGGCTCGTGCTCGTAAGCGTATTGAAAAACTTAAGGTTCAACTGCGTGACTGGATAGAAGGTCTAAATCAAGACGAGTCCTTTACTTCTGTCCTTGAAAAGGTATTTACCGATGTACACGCAATGGGCAATGGCTATATTGAGGTAGGAAGAACTGTAACTGGTGAGATTGGCTATGTTGGTCACATTCCAGCATCAACTATGCGTGTTCGAAGACTTCGTGATGGCTATGTCCAGATTATTGCAAACAAAGTTGTTTACTTCCGTAACTTCGGGGCAAAGAATGTAAACTACATTACCAATGACCCACGTCCTAATGAGATTATCCACATCAAGGAATACTCTCCTCTAAATACTTTTTATGGTGTTCCAGATGTAATGGCTGCTATGCCATCACTTCTAGGAGACATGCTTGCTTCACAATACAATATTGACTACTTTAACAACAAGGCTGTTCCTCGTTACATCGTAACACTTAAGGGGGCACAACTAACTCCAGAGGCAGAAGACAAACTATTCCGTTTCTTGCAGACTGGTCTAAAGGGTCAGTCTCACAGAACCCTGTACATTCCACTACCAGGAGACTCAGACTCTAATAAGGTAGAGTTTAAGATGGAGCCTATTGAGGCTGGTGTTCAGGAAGGTTCATTTACAAGATACCGTGAGCAGAACCGTGATAACATCCTTGTTGCTCACCAAGTTCCACTGTCCAAACTAGGCGGTAGCAGTTCTTCAAACATTGCTGACGCACTTGCACAGGATAGAACATTTAAAGAGCAGGTAGCAAGACCAGCACAGCGTAATCTTGAAAAAATTCTTAACAAGATTGTTCGTGAAAAAACAGATGTTCTAGAATTTAAGTTTAATGAACTCACACTTACTGATGAGTTGGCACAATCACAGATTCTTACTAACTATGTTAAGAACCAGATTATGGTTCCTAATGAGGCTCGTGAACTTCTCAATTTGCCTGAGCGTTCTGAAAGCGACTCTATGGTTCAACTAACTGCTCGTCAGGCAGCAGACTCTAACGCAAACAATGCAGGTAACAGAGAACGTGACGCACAGCGTCAACAGGCTCAAGCAGACAACACTGCAACAACTGCTGGAAGAAATGCACAAGGTGAGGGGAGACGCTCCGCCTAATAAAGTGGTATAATAACATTTGTATAACACTTTATTAAAAAGGGGCTATAATTAATAGTATGAGTATTCAGAAGGCACACTTTAACGTTGACGGAGATAATGTCCGTATTTCAATGCCACTCACAAAGGTAGACGCAGAACGAAGAATCGTATCTGGTTTCGCAACGCTTGATAACATTGACAAGCAGAATGACATCGTTACTCCAGAAGCATCCCTTTCAGCCTTTTCAAAATTCCGTGGCAATATCCGTGAGATGCACCAGCCAAAAGCGGTAGGTAAAATGGTAGCCTTTAAAGAAGACAAGTACTTTGACCCAGAGACAAAGAAATTCTATCAGGGTATTTATGTATCAGCATACATTTCAAAGGGTGCTCAGGATGCATGGGAAAAGGTCATTGACGGAACATACACAGGCTTCTCAATTGGTGGGAAGATGAATAAGTGGGATGATGGCTATGACGAGAAGAGCGATTCATCTATTAGAATTATTAAAGACTATGACTTGGTTGAGTTATCCCTAGTTGACAGTCCTGCAAACCAATTTGCAAACATTCTGTCTGTTGAAAAAGTTGACGGTGTAGATACATTCGTTGGAGACAGCACAGAGACAGTTCTAGAAAATGTTTTCTGGGACAAAGAATCTGGATTGGTTACAATCTCAGAAGAAGAAACAGCATCAAGCCCAGTCACTGGAGCACAAATGCAAAACATAGGTTTTGTCGAGAAGTCAGATGCTGACAAACTTGACATGGTAAAGTTCTTAGTTGATAGTGCTAAAGGCATTAATACTTCTAAGATTATTAAAAAGGAGAATGATAACATGACCGATGAAAACGTAAACGTTGAATCAGTAGATGTCGCTCCAGAGGCAGAAGTTGTAGTTGACGCTCCTGCTACAGAAGAAGTTGTTGAAGACGCTCCAGTAGCAGAACCAGCACATGTAGAAGAAGTTGTAGAAGAAGTTGTTCCAGGTCCAGAGGAAGAGATTGCCAAGGCAGTCTCAGACCTAGGCACAACAGTTACAACAGCCTTTAGCGACATTACAGCAATCATCAAGTCACTAGCAGATGCAAATGCATCACTAGTTAATGAAGTTGCTGAACTAAAGAAATCACTTGGTTTCGTATCCGCAGCAGTTGCA